TAATGGGAATTTAATCACTGGCACTACGATTCAATCAGGCTCTGTAGGTAGTCCGTGGGGACCTGAGGGATATACAGGAAGAAAGTTACCAGCATTAACTGATGATCCTATGATAGATCAGTTGATGCCAACGAGATTGTTAAGACATTATTACATGGGAGGATTGATTAATTCGGATGGCGTCGCTAGTGGTCCAGTTATGTCGATGCGTCGTAATAAGATCGTTCCATACTGGGAACCATTCAACGGAGTCGGCGCACTGAATATCAATCAGGCTCACTACAATGGAACTACTAGTTGGCGTCAATGTGACGTGATTAGTGGAGTTCAATGGATTGATTACAAGGGAAAGACAGGGCTTGTATACACTGGATTGATTGCAGGTCAGGATGCGCACGAATGGTATTCGAACGTAGGAGTCGGAGCACTGAACTGCCCCGCGCATAATGTGGCTCCTCCCGTTCAAATCACCGGACCTGTATGCACTAATATGGTTCCTGTATTCATTGTTTATCCACTTTCTGAAATCGATCGAATTGCGAGAGGTGAAATTCCTGATTATGGGGCTGAACCCTCTCAATTCATTGATGTAGAGAAGGAATTCGGAGTGCATATCGCACCAGAAGTCGTAATGGCACCCGGATTCAATAATGGTTATTTCGATAAGGAGACGGGACGTTACTTTGTTCTTTCTCAGAGAGCTGATGATGTGACGGTGTGGGGCACGCTTACATCATTAGTTCATGTATTTCAACTAGGCTAGACCAACCCAGAGAGGTGTCTATGATTGATAAACCATACGCGTATCATAAACCAAGTACGCGTGGAATGGAAGCAGTGAATCGACTGAGAGAAATATTCAGTCAAGTTGAACGAACAATCAATGAGGTATGTCCAAATAGCAGACATAAGTCATTGGCTATTACGAACAATGAACAAACTGCTATGTGGGCAATTAAAGCAGTCGTGTTCAACGATCCTGACTCAGAGGTAGAACAGTGAGGCGAACATGAGAAACTATCATTTGGTATTGGAAGATGGAACTGAACGGAACATTCGAGCAGAACACTTGAGAGTAGTTGATGGAGTTCTTGAGTTCAAGAATGGAACTCAGGAGCAGGGATTCGAACTCGTGTGCGCGTACGCGGCTGGTACGTGGAAATACGTCGAAGTCGAGAGATTGGACGACAAGGGATAATGATCCGACAGCTTTTGTACAAGTGGTTCAGGTTAGATCCTCCTCATTGTGAGACGTGTGAGGTGTTGAGAGTTCAACTCGAAAAAAGCGAGAGGGAGCGAGTTGATCTACTTCACAGGTTAATAAATAAGGAGGAGAAACCTGAACCACCTGTAGAGATGGGGGATATGCAGCCGGTTAAACCGCAGTATATTCCTTGGCGTATTAAACAGCAGATGTTAGAGGCTGAGGATAGAAGGAGAGCGGAAATACTGAAAAATAGAGAGAAGGAGATCGATGATTTAGAGAAGGAACTTAAGATAGGGGGATGAGATGTTATCCGCGCTGATTACGACGATAATCGTTCTCGTGATTCTCGGCGTCGCTCTGTATCTCATCGAAACCTATATTCCGATGAGTAATCCGATCAAACTAGTCATCCGAGTAATTGTAGTGTTGTTCATCATACTTTTTCTCCTCAATATATTTGGACTATATACCCTTCCTTTGAGAGGTAGATAGTTATGGCATCTGTTAAAGGCTTTTTCAAAGGGCTTGGTAAGGCTGCACTCAAAATCGCTCCGGTTGCAGCCGGATTCATTCCGGGTGTAGGTCCTCTTGCATCTGCTGCAATAGGAGGATTGGCTAGTGGAGCATCGAAGAAACTAGAGGGTGGTAGTTGGAAAGACGCGCTCGTCTCTGGTGGTATCGGTGCAGGAATGGGATATGGTGCGGGTAAGGCCGCGCAAGCCATTAAAGGTATTGGTCCATCTTCACAGGCTGCAAAGGATGTAGCAGGAGTAGCAGGTAAAATCAATAAGACTGGTGGAATTGGACCTACTATTGGAAATATTGGTAAAGGAATTATTGGAGCACCAACTGGTGGAAGTAAGGCTGGATTGATTGGGAAACTCGCACTTCCAGCCATCGGTGCATTAGGTGCGGTTGGTGCAATGAAAGGAATGTCAAATAGTGGAATCAGTCCCTCGAATGCACCTGTATTGGGATCAGAAGAAGATCAACTGAGGAATCCAAATCTGTTCGATGCGATTAGTGCAGGTAGAAGAGAGGCAATTCAGAATCAGCCATTCAGAACACCTGGAACATTCGACTATTCGACGGGAGTTCCTCCAATCAATACTAACTATGGATTAGGTCCATCGAATGGAATGAATAGACGTAGAAGAAATCAGGCAGCATAATGGCATTACCACCTACTCCTCAAGATTTGAATCCTCCGGTTCAGACTCAGCAGAAGAAAAAGAAGGAACTGACTGATCGAACTAAAACTCTGATTAAATCTATTGTAGACCACTTCGACGATGAGGATCGTGCAGTCAGAGACAGACAGATCAGAACTTGGAGACGATTGAAATTCTTGTGGGAGAATATTCAACACGTTTATTACAGTGAAGTAGCCCATGATTGGAGAATTCCTGAAGATGAACGAACGAGTGAAGAGACTGATCAGAGTTATTATGACAAGCCGGTCAACATCTTCCGCGCCTATTTGGAGTCAATCATTGCTGCTCTTAGTGTCACTGTCCCTCCTATTACTTGCTATCCTGATGACGCTGACAACCCATTAGATATAACTACGGCTAAGGCAGGAGATAAGATCGCTGAGTTGTTGTTCCGTCATAATGATGCGCCCTTACTATGGCTCCGAGCACTCTTCATTTTTTGTACTGAGGGAATGACCGCGTGTTATTCCTACGTCGATTCAAATGAGAAATACGGAACTTACAAAGAGAATCAGTATGAGGATGGAACTGAACTGCAACAACAGTCAATCTGTCCTTTGTGTCAGTCAGAAATGGCTGATCCAACTATTCTGTCTGATCAGTCTGATAAGTTTCAGCCAGGAAATGCAGATGTTCCAATCAATTCGGCAATGGATCAGGGGTTGCAGGATATTTGTCCGAATTGTGCGCAGATGGTGGTCCCTGATATTCGTGAGCAATCAGTCACTGTAACCAAACTAGTCGGAACTACTACACACGCGAAATCACGTATTTGTATGGAAATGTTCGGAGGATTATTCGTTAAAGTCCCTGTATGGGCGCGTAAACAGAAGGAATGCACGTATCTGATTTATTCGTATGAGACGCACTATTCAAACGTGATCGAGGAATACCCTGATCTGAAAGATAAGGTTCAGAAAGGTCATTCGAACTATGATCTGTATGAACAATGGGGACGCACTTCACCACAATACAGAGGTGAGCATCCAATAAATAATGTGACGGTTCGAAATGCTTGGCTTAGACCCGCATCATTCAATATTCTGAATGAGGAAGATCGAGATTATCTCAGGAAACAATTCCCTGATGGAATTAAAACAGTGGTGGTAAATGATGAGGTTGCAACCGCGTGTAACGAGAATCTTGATGATTGCTGGACTCTTACTTACAATCCCCTTGCAGATTATATTCACTTCGATCCGCTTGGTCTACTTCTCACTTCGGTTCAGGATATCACTAACGACCTCGTTTCACTCGTACTTCAGACTATTGAACATGGAATTCCGCAGACGTTTGCAGATCCGAAAGTTCTGAATTTCAAGTCATATCGCGAATCTGAGGTATTGCCGGGTGGAATCTATCCTGCCACTCCTAAAACAGGCCGTCCATTAAGCGAAGGATTCTATGAGGTCAAGACTGCTACGTTGAGTCAGGAAGTTCTACCGTTTAGTGAGAAGATTCAACAGATAGGTCAACTCGTCAGTGGAGCATTGCCCTCACTATTCGGTGGTCAGATGTCTGGTTCTAGAACTGCTAGTGAATATAGCATGTCTAGGAATCAGGCATTGCAAAGATTACAAACGACATGGAAGATGCTGACCTATTGGTGGAAAGAGATTTTTGGTAAGGCCATTCCTCTCTACATTACTGAGATGAGGGATGATGAAAAACAGGTGAAGAGGGACGAATTTGGCAACTTTGTAAATGTGTTCATACGCAAATCAGAGTTGCAAGGTAAAATTGGTTCGATTGAACTGGAGGCGAATGAGAATCTGCCCATTACATGGAATCAGCAGAAAGATGCAATCATGGAATTGTTCGGTATGAATAATCCTGATATTATGGCTGCTCTTATGTCTCCTGAAAACATGCCATATTTGAAGGAAGCAATTGGACTGAATGATTTCGTGATTCCAAATGAGGATGATCGGCAAAAGCAATACGAGGAAATTCAGCAGTTGATAAATAGTGAGCCGATTGTCATGCCTCCTGATCCTGCAATGATGCAACAGGCTATGATGAATGGAATGCCTCCACCTCAGGCTCAACCACTTCCTAGTGTGGAACCAGATCCTGATCTGGATAATCATGCATTGGAAGCTGACATTTGCCGTAGATGGTTGGTATCTGATGCAGGTAGATTATGTAAGATTGATAATCCTGCTGGATACCAAAATGTTCTTCTACATCTTAAAGCACATCAGATGATTGTGCAGCAGCAACAAATGCAACAAATGATGATGCAACAACAGCAGCAGCCAGGTCCAAGAGGCGGACCAACCAAACAAGAAAAGCCTCCACAGCGTAATGCTGGAGTACAAATGCAGGGAGATCAGAATGCCCCCACCATCCAGTAATCCTGTTCCTGAAACATTAGGAAAGGAAAAAGAAACACTAGAATTGTTGAACGAGGAAGAGGTTCAAGATGAGGAAACCATTGACCTTTCAGAAAATAAAGGTAAAGAAGGAAAGAGTGCGGAAGGAGAGACAGATACTGAAGGAGAAGGTGAGGAAGGAGAAAGTTCCGAGGAAATTGATGAGTTGAAAGAAATCGAGGAAGAGTTACAAGGTCCTAAGGAAGAGGATCTTGAACTTACTACGCCTGTTAGAAGGAAAGAGATTCTAAAGAAATATCCAACTCTGTTCAAGGATTTTCCATATCTTGAAAAAGCATATTATAGAGAGCAGCAATTCACTGAGGTGTTTCCTACAGTAAATGATGCGAAAACTGCTAATCAAAAGTCTGAATTCCTAGATCGAATTGATAATGAAGTAATGAATGGGGATATTTCAACTGTCTTAGGTGCAGCGAAACAGAATAATCCAGAGGCATTCAATCGAATCGCGGATAATTATTTACAGACTCTGAGGCAGGTAGATAATGGTGCGTATTATCATGTGTTAGGAAATGTTATTAAAGATACGATTATTACGATGGTGAGGGAGGCGCGCGCATTAGGAGAACAAGGCGCACCATTACAAGCAGCCGCGAATGTTCTGAATCAATTCATTTTTGGATCTCAGAACTTTACGCCTCCTCAGATGTTATCAAAACAGGCCAGACCTGAGGATAGACAGCGTGAAGAAGATATAAAGAGGCAAGATCAGGAGAGATTGAATAATCAGTTCGTTTCGGTTCGTGATGATCTGCAACAACGAGCCGATAATGTGTTGATTGCTACAATCGATCAACATATTGATCCTAAGGGGACAATGACTGATTATGTGAGACAACACGCGGTCAGGGAGGCTCATTCTACGTTAGAGGACTTGATTTCTAAGGACTCACGATTCAGAGGACTCCTTGATAGATTGTGGGATAAAGCATTCGAGAAGGGATTTGACAAATATACTACAGACCAGATCAAAGCGGCCTATCTGAGTAAGGCAAAAACACTTTTGCCTAGTGTCATTAAAAAGGCACGTAATGATGCTCTGAAAGGATTAGGCCGAAGAGTTAGTAGTGATGTGGAAGATCAAGAAGAAACACCGGCCAAAAGAGGCCCAATAACGGGACCAAAGACTCCTACTGACGGCAGGACAAAAGTTAGAAAGCCGTCCGATATTCCTAAAGGCATGAGCACGTTAGATTTTCTGAATAGTGATTGATATGATTGCCATTAGGGATATCGCTTGGGTAGCTGGTATTTTAGAAGGAGAAGGTTCGTTTGGTTTGACCAATAACAAGAGAACTCCTTGTATTTGGTTGAGCATGACTGACGCTGACATTGTTGAAAGAATTAGGGTTTTGATTGATCCCTCCAAAACAATCCATATTCACGAGGATCAGCGTAAAGAAAGTTACAAGCCCATATATCGACTTACCCTCAATGGCACGAGGGCGATTCAATGGATGATGACCATTTATTCATTGATGAGTATTAGACGAAAGGCTAAAATTGGGGAAGTTCTTAACATCTGGAAATTGGTTACTCTTGATGAGAGTCAATTGAGAACTTCCAACCAGAGACAAAGACAGGGTTTAGCTTTTCGTTTACGTCGTAAGGGCTATTCAGATGATCAAATCGAGATAGCTAAGGTTTTCAAGGCTCGTGGATTGTCTGATGATCAAATTCTTGTGAAATTGGAAGAGTTGAAAACTACCGGAATTCATTGAATTTCGATAGTTTTCGGAGGGTTTTTTAATGGCGGTCGTGGAGGCTCAAGTAGCTGCCCTTGAATTAGAGAGGGTAGTTCCTAAGGTCCGTGTCCTGTTTGAGAGAGACGACAAATTCTACGCTAACATCAAGAAAAGAGACGTAGAAAAGATTTCTCACAGACAGATGCGCGTGCCTCTGGAACTTCGTCCTGGAGGTTCGTTTCAATACTTCAATCCAGATGGTGGTGATCTGGGTCGAGGTGGTGGGCCTACGTTCGATAAGGCTGTGCTGAATTCAGTATTCTTGTCAGAGAATATTGAATACACAAAGCTGAGTCAGTGGGCTACTGATGATGCGCGTAAAGCCATCATTGAATCTGTTCGTAGATTGACTGCTACTGCACTCGATGAGATGCGTAGACAGTTGGATGCGCAGATGATGCAGACGGGAGATGGTGTAATCGGAACGGTTACGTCAGATACTCCTGCTGGCGGTTCCAACGTAATCTCTCTCACAACTGATGGGTTTGGTGCGCGTCTGATGCGATATGGTCAGACCGTTCAGGTGTGGGATACTGCGTTGGCAGTAAACAAGGGAAGTGGTAAGATTACACAGTGGGATGTGGAGAATAAGGTAGTCAATCTTACTCCACAGGTCGCTGGCGTAACGGGTGGTGATAAGATCGTTACTGATGGTCTTTCAGCACCTGCCTCTCTTCCTGCATTGTTCGGAGTTCCTTACCATCATTCCAATGCTTCGGCAGGAACATGGTTGGGATTCTCTCGTTCAACTACTCCTGAAATTCGTGCAAATCGAGTGAATGCGGGTAATGCGGCACTCACTCTACCTCTTCCACGTCTCGCTGTTAACAAGATTGGTAACAGAGTAGGAATTGAGAACGATTTCAATCCTACTGCATGGACCCATCCTTGTCAGCAGCAGGCTTACGAAGAGATTGGTCAGCTTGTTTCAATCATCCAGAAGGCTGCAAAAGAAGAAGCACTGAATATGTATTTCGGTGGTTCTAACATGCAGTTGGCTGGTGCAGCAGTTGAACCTTCATTCAACTGGGACAAGACAAGGATTGACTTCATCGTTGACGAGGTATGGGGTAGGGGAGAAATCCTTCCTATCGGATTCTATACCACGGACGGTAGGAAAATCTTTGAGATTAGAGGACCATCAGGTGGCGTGGCTACTGCGGAAATCTTCTACATGGTGGTGGGTATGCAGACGTTTGTAAGCAATCCGGCTGCATGTTCATACATCGATCAGTTGGCTGTTCCAGTAGGTTACTAGGAGGATTTATGCCTATTCCAGCATCAGATTGGGCTAACATCTCTCCAAATAGCCCAGTGGCACCGGTCACATTGGCATCAGCAGCCACGGTAGCACCAACTACGTTCCTGACAGTCCTGACAGGAAATACGGGAATCGCGACCATTACACCTCCTGTAACCGGTGGACACATGCTTGGATTCGTGTTCGCGGGTACTGCTGGTGTACTGGCTACTGGTAACATCGCCACTGCTAAAGCATCGGTAGTTGGCGAAGTCATGTTGCTGGTTTACAATCCTGCAACACAGAAGTATTCTCCTGTGGGGTAATTGACATGGACCTATTGCAGAACAGGGAGAGGATACTGAGAATATTAGAGGAAAGAACCTCTATAAACTCAGTAACTGGCTGTTGGGAATATCAGGGGATAAATAAGGGTGGATACGGTCAAGTAATAATTGATCATGTTCACTATTATGTCCACCGTATCTCGGCAGTTTTATTTCTAGGTTTCAATTTGGATCTAGAATATCTCCATGTTCTGCATAGGTGCAACAATCGAAGATGCTGGAATTATAATCATCTTCACATTGGCACGATTGACGAAAATGCCAATGATAGAGTTGAGTCGGGAAGATCTAGAAATCAAAATACAGATAAGATTTATTGTAAAAGTGGACATGAGTTTACTGAAGAAAATACTCAGGTCCATACAGATTCTGCTGGTAGAGTTCATCGAGTCTGTAGGGAATGCAGAAAAATTTACAATAGAGAGCGTTATCTACGTGCAGTAAAAGACCAGGCAGGATAGTTTTCCTGCGGTGGAGGAGGCTGGTTATGTTACCGGGTCTAACTAGCAAGGTCAGTGAGGGATTTTTGGCATCTGCGGCCACAATCTATCCAAAGACAGATGTGGTCTATTTGTCAGGAACTACTGGAGTGAATACTATTGTTCCGGCCTTTGGTGGTGGGTTCAGTGGTATTCTATTTCTGGTTACTACAGATGGAGCAGTCACTCTTGGTACTTCTGGGAATATCTCGAAGGCTGCTACAACTGTGCAAAACCAGATTTTGGTAATGATTTACAGCAAGAAACTGGGGAAATGGGTGCCGGGCGCACTCTAATGGAATCTATTGAAACATTGAATGATCGTTTGACTGAGTTCTATGGGGCCGATTCTGTAACGGGTCGGCCCATCTTTAGAATTGTGTGGGCAAATGATCAAACTGAGAAGAGAATGGTAGAGAGTTCAGAAAAAGGAGTTCAATTCCTCTTTCCTGAAGCTCAAATAGTCAAGAAATACCCATATTTGAAGGATTTATACGTGTTAGAACGATTAGTCATAGTTCCTGATTTTCAACGAGCCGAATTACTGGACTTAAAGGTGTCATATGAGCCGGTTTGGGCGTATTGCAATGCTGATAGGAATCCTGTTCCTCCTGTTTGGTGGGCTACTAAGTTCGTAGTGGACACATTATATGCTGCACTGGGTAAAAAGAGTATGGCGAAATATGTGGAAGACGAAAAGAATACGACGAAAGAGGGTAGAGAACAGAGAATACAAGAAATACAGGCAGAATTATTCGGAAATGAGACAGAAACTACGGATGCATTAGCATACAAGGAAGGAATTGTAGTTCCAGATTCTTATAAAAAGGAGGACAAATGATACTTACAGATGTAGAAATTGCTTGGATTGCTGGATTACTAGAAGGTGAAGGTTGCTTTGCGACTAGTAAAAATTGTCCGGAAATAATGTTGGCCATGAGTGATGAAGACGTGATTCGAAAATTTAGGGATTTGACAGTTCCCACTAACACTATAAGCGTTATACAGGGAAATAGAATTGGGCGTGATTCTAAGCCAATGTATAGAGTAGGAGTTTATGCGAAAAGTGCAGTTGAATTGATGGAAACAATTCTTCCTTATATGGGTATTAGAAGAGCAATCAAAATTTCTGAAATTTTATCTGAATATACACGATATCATGAACATAAGGGTAATTTTTGCAAGCACGGTCATGATTTAACTGATTCTAATAGTTATACGATTAGAGGAAGTGGTCAGAAAGTTTGTAAAATTTGTCAGCAAGAGTGGAATGCTAAAAGAAAAGGAGCATGAAAATGCCGGGACGACTTGTAGGAGAATTCTTAGATCCAAATAGACGTACTATACGTGCCCCTACCAACCCAATGGACAAGTCAACGGTAGTGTCAATCCTACCGAAGAAAATAAGTGAAAGAAAAGCAACTATCCAACCCGGATTATTTGAAATCGAGGCTGGAAAATTCGACAATCCATCAATTCTAGTAGTAGGACCATCAAGTTGGTGGAGAGAAATTGATGAGAATCAGCCACTACTTGAAATTCCTGTTTCAAGTATTCAAATTGCTGATTCAATTGTTAGGGATTATTGTAATGGTCTTCTTGCTTGCGATATGGCTGGCCGGATGCCCGGATTATTTTATATCCCTGGAGAGTTCAATGTCGAAAGATTGAGAAAAGATCATAATCAACTGTTATTGAATGCAAGAGAGAAACAAAAGGCGTGGTTCCTTGAATTGATACGCATCGCTGATATTCTCTGGTCGAGGAGTAATGGGAATCCTCTCTCAATATCAGATGATGCGCGTCTCGCATGTCGAGAACTACACATTGAGAACAAACCGTGGTTAGGAGATATTCAGGCAGCCGAACTAGTCAGGTGTATCGCGTGTGGAAACTTGAGAAATCCTCAGTATCCCGTGTGTCCTGTTTGTAAGGCTGTTGTAGACAAGGAATTGGCGAAGAAACTTGAGCTAACCTTTGCTCAGTAATGAGAGAAGAGGTGATACGTGACAGAGCCACACAAGGAAGTAAAGAAAGAAGAAGAGGCACCGAAAACTGCTAAGGAAATGTTGGAAAAACTACAAGAAGTTCTGAAAAACTATGGTGGGCAGGAATCAAATATTCCCATGAATCATGAATACTGGCAATTGCAGGGAACGTATCGTGCAATGTTGGCAGCCGAGAGAGATAATCCTCCTGCCGAAAAGAAAGAAGAGAAGAAACAGGAGAAGGAAAATGCCTCATCAGGTCACGGTCACAGGTAAATTGGGACCAAATCGGGATGCAACAGCTACAGTTGTCCAGAATGTAACCCGAATCGACCTAGACATGAACGATAAGGTCATGCAGGTCTATCAGGATACATCCTCCTACAAGGAATTCGATTTCGGTCCTGCGACTACTCTAACTTGCACTATCACTGCTGGTAACTTTGCCTTCGTAATTTCTTAGGTGAGGACATGAGTACCACGTCACTGACAGCCGGCGAAGTAATGGATAGGGTAGCTGCACTACTCAATGATCCGGCTAAAACTGACTATACCTATGTGACGCAGCTACCCTACTTAAACATGGCAATTGATGAATTAGTGGAGAGTTTGGAAGAAAGTAACTCATCTCCAACTAATCAAACCTCTGCTGTAATTACTGTTCCTGTGGGTGGAACAATGATTACTCCATTAGAACATCCAACTACTCCTCACTATCCAATCGATTTAGTGGAAATTCAGGAAGTGGGGGAAAGAGATCAGAATACAACTGATAAATTCGTTCAAATGGTTCGAAGAGACTTTGTTGACAGGTTTCCTCCAAATAGATCCTTTCTATTCTGGTATTGGGAAGATCAATGTATTAAATTCAATCCTCTCGGTGCGTTGAGTATAAGGGAGGTTCAATTGAGGTATGTGAGACAAGGAATTACTCAGGCGGCTAATGAATTGTCTGTAATTGGAACTATTAATGCAAGGAGTTACCTGAGTTACAAGACTGCCGCATTCTGTTCGATGTATATCGGGGAGAATGAGACGCGCGCTCAGGCATTGGAGGTTCAATCTGAGAAAGCCTTGGAACGAATCACTACGATCAACAATAAAGGAAGACAACAGATCGTAACTCGTCATCGACCTTTCAGAGCTGCGTATAAAATGAGAGGTGGATACTAATGCCTACTGTTAGAGATCATGAGCCGGTAGTAATTGAGGAATTTGGTGGATGGTTCGATCGTGGTGACGATGAATCATGTCCATCTGAACATTTCACTGTTTGTGATAATATTCAATTCTACAATTCTGCCATAGAAACTCGTTCGGCTCTTGATATCTATCAGAATGTTGCATCTCCACTTGGTAGAATTAGGAGAATTTATGACTATGTAATGCAAACTGGTCAATCTCTCCTAGTTCTGACGGATGGAGGGAAAATCTATCATGTAATTGGTGCGACTACTGTGTATGGACCGATTCTGACGATTCCAACGATGGAAGACTTTGGATTTGTCGCATATAATGGACGCGCGTATATTACTCCCTTCAAAACCTACGTGGATGTGAATGGTGTAAACTATGAATTGGGAATCAAGAATGAATTTCTCTATGTCTATAAAGGAGATGGAACTCAAGCAAGGAAAGCTGCTGGAAAGGGGCCTACTGGATCTGCATTAACTGCATCGTTAGGTTCGGCAGGATTAACTGATTTCGGTGATCATCTATTCGCTATAGTCTATGAAACTGATACAGGTTATCTGACCAGTTTAGGACCAGAAGTATTCGCTAAACTCGAATTAACTGGAACTAATAAAGTTTTGATTTCAAATATTCCGGTCAGTTCTGATCCATTCGTGAAGAAGAGACATATTGTAGCCACGAAATGGATTCCTGAATATAATGGAGATCAGAATGGATATCAATTTTTCTTTGTGCCGGGTGGAAATATTGATAACAATACTGATACGACGAAGGAAATTGAATTCTTCGATTCAGATTTGATTAGTGATGCGTCACATCTGACTGATAATTTCAGTGAGATTCCTGCATGTGTGAATCTCAATACTTATCACAGCCGATTAGTGATGGTTGGGGAGTTTGGAACTGATGAAACTCTCGCAGGATTACCAACCGGAATCGTTGACAACAGGTCATTGGCTAGACTCTCATTTCCAGGAGAGCCGGAGGCAATTAGCAAAATTGATGGACTCATTATCGCCCCTCTTGATGGAAATCCTCTCACCAATTGTCAAGAATTCAGAGATATCTTGTATCTTTTCAAGAAAACACGCACGTTCGCGTATTCGGACAACTTCGATGAACCGGCTACGTGGGAAGAAGAAGTATTAGATCAGGGAGTTGGAGCGCCTGTTCATGGAATTGCAACAGTCCTAGACACAGGAGGAGTAAACATTGATTTTCTCCTCATTGTAGATTGGTCAGGTCTGATGTTATTCAATGGAACATACGCGCGCCCTGAAATGAGCTGGAAAATCGAAGACTATTGGATGAATCTGACTCGTAATGATTTTAGATTCATGCAAATCGTGAATGATTCTCTTGGAAAGAAGATTTGGATCACTCTACCTCCTCCTAATCAGCATATGATGCTTCATGCAAATTATGCTGATGGAATGGATTCACAGAAAATCAGATGGTCGAGATGGATATTTGATGTGAAGATTTCGGCTGTTTGTTTAATTGAAACTAATAAATTAATTTTAGGAGGTCTTGAAAATGCCTCCGTCTAATATTACTTCCGATACTGCCATTTTAATTAATACTTTACCATATACTAATAGTCAATCAGTATATGATAGTGGAACTTGGTATACTGTTTGGTATAAATACGTGGCCAAGTCCGATGAGAGATTCGCCGGAGCTTGGGGAACTAATGATAAGGATGATGGGAGTCACCACACAACTATTAGTGTGTATCGAG